GTCCTGGCTGAACAGGTCGAGAAGCGCGAAGACCTCATGATCGAGGACGCGGCCAAGGTGGAGAAGATCGAAGAGGCCAAGCGGACGATCGCGGAGGCGGAGCAGGAGCAGAAGGCTCTCGAACAGGCCGAGGCTCTGGCCGCCGAGATCAAGAAGCAGGCCGATGAAAAGGACTCTCAGGCTGCGGAGTGTACCCGGAAGCGCAACCAGAAGGCCGACGAGGGGGCGAGGCTCCAGAGCGAGTACGACGAGGCAGCCACAGACGGTGCCCGCTTGGACATGGTTCGTACTGCCGCCCAGCTCGTCAAGGCTGCCCGCTCTGAGCTCCAGGAGCTCACCCCGAAGATGAATGAGCTGACGGCTATTCTCCATGACATGAAGACCGCACAGAGCGACGCGCAGCAGGCCCGGAACACCATCGACGAGCTCACAGCCTACCGGTGCGAGTACGAGGGAACGGTCAAGAGAAAGGCTGAGATCGAGGCGGCGCAAGCCAGCCTTGAATCCCTGGCATCCCGAAAAAAGGAAGTCCAGACCCGCGTGCTGGAGCAGAAAAAGACCGCGCAGGCCGCCCGCGATGCGAAGGCTGCGGTTGACGCGCACCTGGCAGAAAGCCGGGTGACTATCCGCGGCATGGAAAGCAACCTGGAAGCCCTGCGCAAAGAGGCTGCCCGCCTGGAGGGGAGCGGCTGCCCGAACCCGGACACTGCAACGTGTAAGTTCTTGATCTCCGCCACCAACGCGAAGCGGTCTATTCCTGCTCTGGAGCAGGAGCTGGAGCAGACCAAGGCAGACCGCAAGGCCCAGTATGAGAAGCTGCTGAAAGTGTACAACGACGCCAAGACAGCGGACGAGGCCCTGGGCGACCCGGCAACCGAGCTGCTGCACCTGGCCGCCGAAGAAGAAACGCTACGGCTCCTCGCCGACCTTGCCCCGCGGCTTGCGGCTGCTGAGGCATCGCTCCAGAAGGTCGAGGCCGACATCCAGGCGGCCACCGATCGGGAGGCCGCTGCGCTCCAGAAAGCAGCCGAGCTCAACAGCCAGATAAAGTCCATGCAGAATGTGGTCGAGCGGTACAACGCGGCACAGAAGCAGATCGAGGACAACGAGCGGATGGCCGACCGTCTGGCCGCTTGTAAAGCTGCTGCCGCCAAAATGGAGGCCCTGAAACCTCAGATCGACCGGCTCAACCGGGAGATTGAGGAGCTGAACGGCCAGAGCGCCGCGGCCCACCTGGAGGCATATTCCATCCGGGAGCGCATCAAGCCCGTGCCCTACGACGCATGGCAGAGCATCCAGAGGAGGCTTGCACCCGCAAATGACATTGTGTCGTGCTGCATCCTCCGCCGCGGCGAGATCAAGGCAAAGCTCCAGATGATCGACGAGGCGACCGAGCAGATCACCCAGCTTCGCTCTGAGCTGACCGAGATCGCGGAGAAGCTGAACGATTACACCACGCTGGTTCAGGCGTTCGGCATCGACGGCATCCAGTACATGATTATTCGAGGCGTCGTGCCGGAGATCATGCGGCAGAGCAACGACATTCTGGCATCCATGACCGGCGGCAGGATGGCGGTGGACTTCCGTACCGAGCGCGAGCAGAAGTCCACAAAGCAGATCGTGAACAGCCTGGAGGTCTGGATAAACACGATCAGCGGCGGCACCCGCCCGTACCAGAGCCACAGCGGAGGCGAGAAGGTCAAGATCGCCCTGGCCGTCACACTGGGCCTTGCGGACGTGAAGGCCCGCCGCGCCGGTGTTCAGCTGGGTATGCTGTTCATCGACGAGCCGCCGTTCCTGGATGCAGATGGCACGGACGCCTACGCGGACGCCCTGTCCAACATGGCGGCCCGAAACCCCGGTATGCGTATTTTGGCGATCTCGCACGACCCGACCATGAAGGCGCGGTTCTCGCAGAACATCATCGTCACTGGCGGAGAAAACGGAAGTACGGTTACGATGGAATGAACGGCAGAAACGCGCTTGACGAAAGGAGGGCGGGCTCGCCGTGAATTATATGCCGGAATTGAACGCGTTCGCAGAACGAATGCGCCGGAACCCGCTCTCCAACAATGCGCAGCTCCTATGGTACAAGCTCATGGACACGGCAAACCGCCTGCACTGGCCTGAAACATTCCAACTGGACAACGGCAGATTGAAAAGTTTGCTGAACGTCGGTTCAACTCATACGGTGCTGTCTGCCCGTCAAGAGCTTGTGGACGACGGACTGCTGGAGTTCATCGCCGGAGCCAAAGGAAAGCCAAGCGCCTACAAAATGTTGTCGGTTGCGGCCCTGGAGGGGCCCGCCGAGCAGCCGGAGGAAGAGAGCCAGGAGGCCCCCGACTCGTTCCTCTGGGATGTCAAGGACGACATCACGACCTACTTCGGCTATACCGAGGCCCTAGGACAAGAGCTCCAGCAGATCACGCTCACGCTCTGGGAAGAGTTCTTCCCGCGGCAGCAGCCGAACCAGAACGACGAACGCCAAGTGTTCCACCGTATACGAGAGCAGGAAAGGAACGAGGATGGCAGCTGGACTATGAGCTTCCCACAGGAGAAAAAGCAGATTTTGGCTCATGCCTTCGACATAGCCCGCGAGCAAGGCAAGCTCAACTGGGGCTATGTCAACGGCATTTACCGGGTCTGGAGCCGCAACGGGTACAAGACCCTGAACGAGATCGAAGAGAGCGAATACCGGCGAGAAGATCGCAAGAATTAACATTGGGGTGGAGATCATGAAAAAGCGTAACAAGAAGCTCACTGAGCTGCTGGTGCAGCGGCGGGCACTCTGCGACAAAATGACGCACGGTGTACCCGGATGCTCCACTGACTGCAAGCTCTTCGCATTGCGGGCGACCGCGAGGGCCTGCCGAGACAGCGTACTGGAAGACCCGGCGCGGGCCTCCGAGCTGATGCAGGCGCATTTTGAGGAGAGGAGGCGAAGCAATGCCTAAGTACAGAGTCCTCGTCGAGTGCCGGAACGAAGGCGGCGCCGACATCCATTGCTGGAGCGGCATCGAGGCTCCGAATGGAGTTGAGGCAGAACGCCTGGCCGTCCAGAGGGCGTCCAGGCATTACCCAGAGTTCGACGAGTTAGAGCCCGTGAGAACGGAGGAACAGAGATGATCGGAGGTGTTTGGCAATGGCTGAGGAAAAGAAGATAATCCGGCTGGCTGATGTCGGCGAGCTGGAGGCCGGTCTGAAAAAAGACCTGGCCGAAGAAGAGGCTAAGGGGAAGACTGCGGACATCCTGTATTGCGAGAGCATCAGCGACGAGCTGTCCGATCTGGGCAATCTGCCCACCATCGACCCGAAAACGCTGCGGCCTGTGGCACACTGGGAGGAAATTCCCGGCTCCTATGAGGTCTGTGCCGGGGAAAGCGGCTCGTGGTCTGTGCCTGCAACGCGCTGTGCGAACCCGGAATGTGGCGAGGTAAACCCGTGCGGCCTCAAAACGCCGTTTTGCCCGATGTGTGGATTCAGGATGGAAGATGTGCCCTATGACGGATAAGCGACCGATCGACGCAAACGCACTGTACGAGGACGTGTCCCGCATGGGGCTGACGAATGGGAGCGCACTCGGAAGGCACAGCGGAATG